TATTACCCTTTTGATCCAAAGCTAAGTTTGCTATAAATCTATTTCTTGGCTGATACTTTACGATAAAATCGATTTCCTCTTGGTATTTCTGCTGTGATACCTCTTTGCAATACTCGTCTTTATATTTAAGAACAAGTATATCAATGTCTAATTGAGCTAAGTCTTTATTGTCTATAAGTTTCTTTGTTGTGGTAACCTTATATACTGGACCAAATAAACCCTCTAATACAAGCTTATGAGTTTGTGTACCATCTAATGTACCGGTGGTTCCCATACGATATTTTGCTTCAGTACATTTTTCCATAATACTTGTCAGTGATTTAGCTTTAAAGTTATGAGCTTCATCTCCAACTACCATACCAAAGTTCTGAAACCATGAGGCTGGTAACTTATATACTGATTGCCAAGTACTAATTATAACTCTCTGATTTATACTAAATTTTTCGCGCCCGGAATATATCTTATGGCAATGTTCATCTACATTCCAACTATCTTTCCATGAGTAATCACCGAAGTCAGAATACATTTGTTCTACCAGCGATGTTGTAGGTACAAGTATTAATATGCTTTCGTTATAATGTTCTAAGAAATATCGTACTGCAAGATATATAATTAAACTTTTACCTGAAGCGGTAGGTGATAACAATAAAGCTTTTTGTTTATGCAATGAATGAGACAAAGCATCTAATTGATAATCCCTTGGTGTAATATCATCTTCCTTTACGGAAAGTGTTAATTCACTTAAAAAGGATTCTATATCATGTTTAAGTAATTGATCTGGCGTATCGTACTTTTGACTTTCATTTATAACAAGTTTATAATTCCTAATGTCACAAAACTCTTTTAATAGATTATATAATCCACAATATAAAGTCTTCTTTCTTAAATCAAATAAACGAATCTTTCCATCCCACATTCTATTACGATATGCTGGCATAAACTTATATCCAGGTACAAAGAAACAAAAATGCTCAGTAAGCTCTTGTTCTATACTTGGATCAGCCTTAATATGAAGAAAAACCTCGTTCTTCTTCTGTACCTCGATTACATCCATGTAGGTCCTTCAATCCATGCTACGATAGATTTTCTTTTTCCTCTTTTTATTGGTGTTATTCTATGATAAAGAAAAGATGGAAATACAAGCATTGCGCCTTTATTTCTAGAATTGGTAAGGTCTAAATGATAACCGTCTCTCAATTCAAATTCTCCACCTTTATATTCTTTCCCATCAGTAAGTTGAATGATTGCTGAAAACTTACGATGTCTTGGCTTACTATATATGACATCTTGATGCCAATCATACTTACCGCCTTTTTCATAACTTAATAAATCCATTTGAGCTAGATTCTCTATATTATATCTATAACTGTTATTTAGCTGCTTGATGGTATTAAATATTCGCTCATTCAGTTTAAGATAAAAGTTAGTTATATTTGCTTTCTTAACTATTCTTGCATTACTAAATCCAGCTTTTGTAACACCATCATCCCAGTCATAATTCCTACTTAGGATATAATCTATCTCATCATTACTTAAAAAGTTATCAAATACCACTCGTAAATTTTCTCCATTCAATCATGTTTTTAATATTCTGATGTCTCCATTTAACGTTCTCAAGTATCTCTTTTAAAGTATCTACTACCTCTTCAAGATATTTGATTTTTGTCTGAGCCTTTTGTATAATAGGATCTGAATCATAGTAATAATCCATATCTCCTTTTAAAACTGTCAGACCATTTAACGGATCGTAATTCCATCCACGACTGTCCATTTCTTCTTTACTCATCTTGCCATTATAATGCAACCATTTGTCCTTAAGTAGTACCTTAAAGTCAAGTTCTGCTTTTTTCAATCTGATACGGTGGATACTTAATAACTCTAAGTATTTACCATGAAGTTTGGCGGATTGCCTGGATGTTTCGTCGAGATTCATGTCATCAATAACTGAATCTTTTTTCCACATTTCTAATATATCTTCTAAATTATTCATACCATTATATTATACCACAGTTTATTGTAAATGTAAACTGTTATTTTAAACAAATTCAAATGATGTATAAGCAAAGGTAATATCTATTTGTACCATTTCAACATCTGTACTTTGACTATCAAAGTCTACACCTGTTATTGCTGTTGGGAATACATCTTTAAATTTTATTTCTTTATTCACGTTGTTATGCGATGATAAAATCAATAATATTGCATCTTCTTTAAATCCTTCTGCTGTCCCTTGGTTAACCATGTTATGCATCCAATCAAATGTTTCTTTATAGTTCTCTAGATTCTCTGTTACATTTACTGTAAGAGTTAAATCTTCAAACTGTAATCTATCACCTGTGAAAGCTAAATTAACTCCACGATATGATTGATCGACTGCAGGTAAACTTAAACCAGGCATTGCTGCCTTTACACAAAAGTATTCTAAGTTAGCATATTTGCTACTATTGATTTTAAACTGAAACCCTACTGGGCTTAAGAAATTCTTGTTTGTTGTTAATGTTGCCATATATCTATTTATACATAAAGAAAAGGGGAACCGAAGCTCCCCTTAAAAACTACGAATAGTTCCTAGTTATTAGACCATAAGTCCATCAACTCTGAATAATCTGTAGTATTGGTTAGCTCTATCTGTACCAGTATCATTACCAGCGTTAGCGCCAACAAATGGGTTTGCAACCATACCATATCTTGTTTTAAAGCCCATTCTTGGTTGGAAATCATTCTCTCCAACTGCTTTGACCATAGTCAAAGGAACGTAAGGACAATAGAACATACCAGCATCGTATGGATTTGAACCTCTGTAACCAACTAATACGTGATCACCTGTTGCATAAGGATCTATATACACTTTAACTCTTCCGTTTAGAAGACCTGCAAATGTATTACCTGTATCATCAACTTCTAAATCAGCTGATAGTGCAGGTGTGTAATCCAACATTCCGGCTGCTGCTAGTGCTGAAGCTACGTCTGAAGAAACGACAACAAAGTTACCTTTTCCTCTTCTTGTTTCTTTAGCAATAACGTTTGCTTCTCTTTCGATCTGCATGATTAAGCCTTTAAACTTCTCAACCATCCATCTACCGTCAGAGTCTGTACCAACGTGGAATATACCTTTTTTAGCAACTGAAGCCTGTAAAGCACCGATTTTAGCTTTTGTGTAAAGTGTTCTAACAACTTCTCTGTTGATTTCCGCTAGGATCTCTGCAGATAGGATATTAGCCAATTCACCTTCAGCGTCTAAACCGTGGATAGCTTTAAGATCTTGAGCTAATTCCATTGTGTACTCAGCTTTTAGAGCTCTTGACTTAGCAGTAACAGTAGCTTTCTCGATTTCAAAAGCCATCTCACCGAATGAACCGTCGCCGGATTCACCGACTCCTAATCTTTCTGCAGCAGATGTACCAAGACCTTGGCCATAGTTATCTGTTGTTGCAGTTGTTGCTTCATCGGCAATACTGTTTGTTGCTGGTGATTCAGAATCATCAACACCTTCTAGACCTGTTGGGTCTGCGCCTTGAGCGGCTGCTGGTGATTTTTTGGATAATCCTGAGAATACTGTGTCCGCTTCGTTATAAAGCGCTTCTGTACCACCTTGTGTGGTATACTTTGATTTCATTGCGAAGATAAGACCTGTTGGTCCACTCATTGGCTGAACGCCAGCGATATCATAAGCAATTAAGTTAGGCATTGCTCTTCTGACAAGAGAGATTAATACTGGATCAAAAGTTCCAATATTACCAGCGCCAACATTGTTAGCTGCTGCTGCTTCAGATATGAAGTTACCTTCCATCTGTGCTCTTTCTTCTCTTAGTGCAACTTCCTGGTTTTCTAACAATCTAGCTGTAACAGCTTTCTTGTAACGGTCTCCAATTTCTGGTGCACCTTCGTGCTCTAGAACTGGACCCCATTTTTCCATTAAATTTGCGTCTGCATTAAACATTTCTGTTTCCCCTTAATTAAAATTAATTTAAATGTTTTGTTATAGCTTGTGTGTATTTAGCCATAGATTCTGAAACTGCTTCTTCTGAAACATTTTCTTCACCTAATAAACTATCTACTTCATCAACTGATTCAGTAACTTCTTTTTCAAAGTATGATTCTTTAACAGTTTTTACTTTCATTTCGAAAGAATCTCTGTTATCAAATTCTATATCTTCTACTAAAGATGCTAATTTCTCAGCTTCTGTTTCCGCAAGCCCTGAAGATTGTTCTCTTACTACTTCAACTTTTTCAAATTCTTGAACTTTCTGATGTAGATCAATATTATCTTCTGTGGTTTTGTTTAGAACTCCCTCTAGCTCATTAACTTGTTCGTTGAGTTCATCAACTAAGTCAACTTTGCCTTCTGGAACTTCAATGTAGTGTTCTTTGAACACTGACTGTAAAGAAGTCATAAAGTCTTCAGCTATTTCAGTCCTTAGACCGTTTGATACTGCTACTTCATTTTCTTTCATCCAATTTTCAACTACGTAGTCTAAGTAACCATTTACTTTTTCTACTAGATTATTTTGAATGTCTGTTACTTCTTCTTCTAAGTTTTGCGCGTATTCGCCTTCTAATCTATCAACTTCTGCTGTCAATTTAGATGTTAACACTGCTTCAAAGATTGTTGCAGCCTTTCCTCGGAAATCCTCGGATAGGGTTGCTTCTTCTTTAATCAATGCATCTAAATCTTCGTCAAAATCAACCGCTTCAACTTTAGCTTTCACTACTTCGCCATGCTTCATGTCAGCACCCTGAGCTCCTGGAGCTTTAGATTGCTTAACTTTCTTCACTGCGTCGTCTGCTGATTTGATTGACTCTTCTTCAGAAGTTTCGTCCACTTTCGCCATTTTTGAGAATAGCTTCTGCGCGTCTTCTTTTCTAGCCTTCTTTAACATTTCTACTGCTGCTTGGATAACGCCCGCTTTGGTTTTAGGAATAGCGATTTGAGGTGCTTCTTCTTTCACATCCTCTTCCTCTTCTTCTTCCTCTTCTTCCTTACCGTGCATTTCCTTCTTAGCTTTAGCTTCTTCCAGAGAATCCTCTGAGACTTCCTCGTCTAAATTTTCATTCTCAACGAGCTCTTCGGTCTCTTCATTACTCTCTTCCTGAAGCTGCTCTTCTTCAACTGTAGAATTGTCTTCGACTAATTCGTTTTTAATAACGTCTTCTGACATATCATTCTCCTACGATTTTAGATTTATTTTAGAGAGGAAATTTTTAAAGGCTCTAATTTCAGTATCACTTGATACTAATTTCGATTCTTTAATTTCAGTCTCAATTTCTTCAATGTCTCTACTCTGAAGAAGTCCATTATCCCATACCCATTCAACACCTTCCATAACTCCATTTACAAATGCACTTGGAGCGGATGGATCTTGAACAATATCTACAGTGGCAAGCATAAAATCCTTGCCCACATATTGGACTCCATTCTTCTGTACGAGACTTCCCATACCACGACTTGATACACCAAGCTTAACTCCACCTTCGAGTAGACCTTCAACGATCTTACCCATTGGGGTTTTAAGTATTGATGCTTTTCCTACAACATCATCACCTCTAAATTTTAGAGAATTGATCTTGTGTGAAACCTTATCTAGATTTACTGTTGGTCCTTCAGGATGATTTAACTCCCCAACAGCTCTTCCAGTTTTAACTTGTTCTGTCACATATTTTTCTACTGCTTTTTCAAGAGTATCTCTTTCGTATATGCGACCATTTCTGTTCTTTTGTTCGGCTTGCATGAAGACTCCTTCAATGAAGTAATCCTTTTCGCCGTTTTTCTTAGCTTCGCAAATTATTTCTAATTCGCTTTCTATATGTTCTGTAATAAGTTTCATTTTTATCCTAACATTTTTAACATATCTTGCATAGCCTTCTTAGCTTCTTTTTCAGACTTTATATCTTTTTGAGCTAATTCGCCATCAACATACAAATTAAATTTGTTACCTTTTTTAGTTATAACGATTTCTGGAGCACCTCTTTTACGTGCTCCTTTCTTGCTACCAGTTGCAATTTGTTTTTCACCTGGTTTTAGCTTAAGTTTAGCTTCCCTAAGTTCAGCAAATGTTATCATTATTCCTCTTCTTTATAGCCATTTCTTTGGCTTAAAGTAGAAGCAATTTCTACTTTTTTAGCATCTAATGCAGCTGTAACTTTGTCTGACATTAGACTTTCAAAATCTTTATTAGCTTTTACATTATCACCATTACGTACGTTTTTAATTATATTTTCAACACTCATATTATCCTCGCTACTATATATTTATACAAATTCATTCTTTAACCATACCTCGGATCATCCGGATCTGGCATATCGTTTTCGCCGTCTTTATCTTCGGCATCAATTTGTTTTTGGATTTGTTCTATTTCATCATCGTTAAATCGTAATATATTCTTTCTTACCCACTCGTTGGATATGAATTTACCAATATATTCATCTAATGATGATAACATATCAAATCTTTCTTTAATCATTTCAGATTGTTTAAGCTCTGAGAAGTAGTTATCTTCAATAAAGTCGAATGCAATAGTTTCTTTCCATGTATTCCAATCTTCTTTAGTGATAACACCTTTCAATAAAAGCTGAGTTTTTAATAGTTGTACAAATAAATGACTAAATCTACTTCTTAATCTATCAATAAACTTCTTAAACTTAACTTCATCTCTTGTTATTTCAGAACTTCTACCTAAACTAAACTGAGCTTCCTGTTCTAACCTATTTACAGGAACGTTCAATGATTTATATAACTTTTTCTGGAAGTATAGAATATCGTCAATTTGACCTAGGTTTTCACCACCAGGCAATGTTGTTATTTCTGTACCTCTACCACCTTCTCTTCGTGGTAAGAAAA